TATCTATCTCTAATGCTTTCACATCATCTCTTTTGAAGTCAATGGTGCTTTTATTATCCCACAACTTCTGTTGGTTCTCTGCAATAATAGCAGATTTATTGTTTACAACTTCTTTAATAAACTTTTCTTGTAGTGTAACCTTTTCTTTTGTCAAGTCAAAGTTATACTGAACATCACGAATATCCTCTGTAAGAGACTTATTCTTGTTCTTGAGGAGAAAGTTCATCAGTGAGAAAATCTTGATATCTAGGATATCCTCGACAACCTCACGGCGGGCCTTTGTAGACAACTGCATGAAAGGAACAAAGGTAGAAGAACCAAGAATAACAACCTGTGTAAAAGAACGATAGTTCAATCCTAAGATTTGTTGTTCTAGATGTTTCTGATAATCCCTTGCATTTGCATCTTGGTTTATCATAGTACCGCCAATCCAAACTTCAAACTTGTTTGGTTTGATACCACGAACAACCTTCACATCTTTATTGTTCACATTAAACTCTACTTCAACAATAGTGCCATTACCATTAACAGAGTTCACAAGTTGTGATTTTGAGATATTACGAAAAGGCTTATTGAACAGGACAAAACAAAGCGCATCCAGAATAGTAGATTTACCGGCTCCGTTTTCCCCAATAATTAACGTAGTTGGAGCATAGTCCAACTGTATTTCAGTGAATTGATTTCCAGTGGATAGAAAGTTCTTCCACCGTACTTTATTAAATGTAATCAAAGTTCCAAGTCGCTCGCTTCTACATAAAGTGACTTCATCATACTAGTCAATCTTTTCTTATTCAAATCTACATCAAGTTCATCAATGTAGCGTTCCAACAGAGTCATAGTGTCCTCTGCATTCTCAATGATTGCATCATCAACATTCGATGCATCCAAATCACTGAAGTCCTCTACAATCTTTACCTCATGGGCTCCAGATTCACCAAGGACTTTATCAATGAATCTATCGAATTGATACAAGTCTTTTTTATTTACTACCACTATTTTAACAAATTTATCCCTTAATGTCAAGATGTCAAAGTCATTATAATTTGTGGTAGTATCATCATAATATACTTTTTCAAATATAGTATAAGGATTGACGATACGTTCTAGCTCTCTGGTGTTGGTGTCAAAGATATGAAAACCTTTCTGACATCCATCATCACTCCAAGTCATCTGGTATGTGTTACCAAGATAATATACATGGCCATCATCAGACTTCTTATGGAAGTGTCCAGAGAACACAGTATCGAACTTATTTAGAAACTTCTTATCGTAACCGTTTTCTGAGAAGTGTCCTTTATGCATCTCAAAACCATTGATTTCAAAATGCCCCATACAAACTTGTGCATAGGTTGATTGAATACTTCTCATGGAACGCTCGTAGTTCTCAGAACAAATCCACGGCATAAAGTGAATGCCTGTTCCATCAAACTCTTCTGTACAAGGGGAATCATAACAGTAGATATTAGGATACTTCTCTTCTCCTGGCCCACCTAATAGTTCATACAACGAATTAATCTCGTTAGTATTCTTATAATAGGTATCGTGATTACCAGCCATAATATGCATGGTAATACCTCTGTCTACTACAGGTTTAATAAATCGCTCACGCAAATCTCGTGCAATCTTATAGGATACAAACTTACGTCTGTCCATCAAATCGCCAAGATGGATAATCGTATCAATCTTATGTTCGTCAAGATATGGGAAGAAGGTATTCTCCCAAAACTTATAGAAGTATTCGTTGAATGCTAGATTATCATTGCGAGCGCCAAAATGGGTATCAGTTATCAGCGCTATCTTCATCGTAAAATTTCTCTAGTCCTTTAGGTTCAGTTTTCTTTTTCTTCTTGGGTTTATAAACATCTTCAGCTGGTAGGAAGTTCTTTTGTAGATACTCCACAAACTGTGCCTGTTCCATATCCTCACCAACTGCAAGAATATCAACATTCATATTCTCAATCACTTTGTGACGAATATGTTGTTGTTTCTTTTCTTTCTGAATTCTACGAATGAAAGCGTAGTAAATGATTTGTGTAAAATACGCAAACGGATTCTTTGATTTCTCTGGATTGAAATTACTACAATACTGTAGACAGTTTTCAATACCGTCTGAAATCATTTCATCTCTATAGGTATAATTAATAAAATTTGGTCTGTAAGAAAGATGGTTTGCAATTTTCAAGAAGCATTCACCGATATAGTTAGTCACTGGTGGTTGTGGTTCACCAAGTTCCTCAGCTTCTTTGCAACGATCTTTCCATTCTTTCATTGCTTCTAGGAATTGTGCATTGTTTACATAATGCACTCCTGTTTTTCTTTTAGCCATGTTCACTCCACATAAATTATCGCTTTTGTGCGATTAATAGATACATCATACTATATCTTGATTCAAATGTCAATAGATAAATTTATTTAGCAAAAGTTATTGACAATCTCTTGACAACAGGGTATATTTACTATGCTAGGTTTGAGAATGAGTTAATGTATTAGCTTAGAGTCAGGTTCACCGAACTGTTCATCCCAATCTTCTTCTGCTTCTATATCTTCAAGATCTTGAATAGATGGTGGAGCTAATATCTCTTCTTCTTCCCACTTTGCCTTTCTTACACAATATTCATAAAACTTCACTAATCCATAAGATGCCTCTGTCAGTACCATAACCTGAGATTTAGGAACATCAAAAGTATCTGCATCAGCAAAGTGTATCCATCTTTGCAGAGACAGAGCCTCTTCAATACCCTGTTTGGTAGCCTTTGGATAGGAATTTAATTTCATTGGTCGTACAACACTCATGTAATCTTTTTCTGGGTTGTGAACCACTTTACAAATGATTTCCTCACCACTGGATAACTTTATTATTTTTGTATCGTGAGTCATTTCATTTTAATCCTTTTAATTTCATAATCAAACTGTTCTTCATTATAGATATTTATTCGTTCCATAAAATGAGTTAGTGTAAAGTTCCTTTTAGACTTGTGAGTAAAGTCATCACTTATGTCGAATAGGGTAGCGGTATTTTTATTATCTCCAACTCGCAAGCCTCTTCCGATTGACTGCAAAACTCTGATACGGCTTTTGGAAGGACTAGAGAACACGATGTTGTGCAGATTACGAATATTAATGCCAGTAGAAAAAGTACCATAGGATGCAACAATAATCGCATTATTTTCCTCTTCAGTGATCGCACGAATATCTTCCCTTGTTTGTGTATCTGTTCCACCATGCACATAAAATACTTTTCTATCCAATTCTTTCATCATGCCGTACAGTACAGAACCATGTTTCTCTACGAATTGAAATAGTACTAGTGTATTACCTTTTAGATGAGTTGTCAACCCCACAATAAAATTATTTCTTTCTTGATGACGTACAATATAATCTACCTCATCTTGGTAATTCATTCCCTTTACTTGTTTGCATTCTTCTTCTGGATACGTCAAAACTAAAGCTTTGATAGTAAAGGCTGCAAGTGTCTTTTTGTCAATCAGTTCTTTTGTGGTAATAACTTTGTTTAGTCCACCAAAGAGTCCTTCAAGTACTAGACGATGTGTCTGCATACCATCTAATGTACCTGTCAGGCCAAATCTGTATTTACATAAATGTAGTTTGGTTAGTATAGATGTCAAGGACTTAGATTTAAATAAATGCGCCTCATCTCCAATCACACAACCAAACTGTTCAAAGTAACTCTTAGGCATCTTGTAAAGAGACTGCCATGTAGATATAACAACCTTCTTTGATACTTGCCTGTCATGACCACTGTATACTTTCTGTAAGTATGCATCCAACCACCCATAATCAATAAAATCAGAATACATCTGTTCAACCAAGGATGTTGTGGGAACAAGTATGAGTATCTTATCTTGTTCTGTCTCTGATAACAACATCTCATAATATCGTATCAGAATGTAAATTATTAGTGACTTACCCGAAGCAGTAGGGCTAAGCAACAAAGCACGATGGGTTCTAATAGCGTGTTCCACTGCGCTAACTTGGTAATCACGAGGTTTGATTCCTCTTCCATTGGATCGAAGTCTAAGGCTTCGTATGAATCCATCCAATATCTGTTTGTCGATTTGCTTTTCATTTTGTAGTTCCTCACTTATGTTATAATCTTCTTCAAAATCCTCTAGATATTTAGTTAGATAAGGTAACAATCCAACATACAATTCTCCGTTAGCTGGAGAGAATAACCGTATCTTTCCATCCCAAATGCGATTCCTATATGCAGGCATAAACTTTGCGCCCGGCACTTCAAAGGTAAAGTAATCTGATAACATCCTTGCAATAGATGGTTCAGTCTCTACTCTTAGAAAAACCTCATTTTTCTTAGAGATTGTTGTCACTAAATCGCACCATCAACAAACTTACGCCATTCAATTGCGTTTTTAATATCCCAACCACGAGACTGTATCTGTTTCAGAATACGTTCACACGAATCCATACACCACCCATAATACTCTACCTTTTGTTTTGCTTTGATGAGTTCTTCATCAGATTCAAGATAGATGGGCAAGTCTTGTTTTAAAATTTTGTGGTCAAAAGGATTGTCACGATAGATTTCTGGGTCTGATTTGCCAGAATAGTATTCCCACTTCTTACGATAGAGAACACGATATGTACCCTCATTCATAAGTTTGAGTTGTCTAAAGTTATTGTAGATTGTTAGGTATTTTTGGTGAAGAGATGCAGACTTTAGAGACTCGTCTGCGAGTTCTAGGTCATCCATCTTTAGGTCTTTTTCAGCCTGTTGCTGCAATTCATCAAGTGTCATTATATCTCCATAGTATAAGGTGAGCAGAGTGGGTTGTAACTTGCGTTACTATATTGTCTCTACGAGAGAGCCTCAAACAAAGATTGTCCAAGTCAACCATTGTCTGCTCAGGTATATTTATAAACTTGCAAATTCGTAGATATCGTATTTGAAGGTAACAGATGCAGTTAATTGTTCTGAGTCTGTAGTCTGAGAATTATAATCTAGTCCAGACAAAGCTGTTGGAAATACGTTCTTAAAGTTTACTTGCACCTTTGGATTATTTTTGTTTGTAAGAATCATTAATGTTGCATCACTCATAAGTGAAGCTGGATTACCAGCAGATGCTTTGTTTGGATCGTTTTCTTTTGATGCAGCT